TCTTTCTCTGTAATGTCTAGACCATCAGAACCACCGTACATTGGAATTGTGAAACGATCAACACCAGCATCAATTGTACCTGAGTAACCACTACCTGCTGAGATTGAATCACCATCTACACGGGAACCGGAAGTCCAGTAAAGTTGTGAACCTGTTGAAACAATCTCATCCAAAGTGAAGATGAATTGATTTTCTGTCTGAGTTGATGCGTTGTACTGACTGGATAAACCATCAGACTTGTTTCTGTTCAGATCTGCGAAATCTCTGTTGAACTTATTGCTTGTCTTGGTTCTGCCAGTCCAAACACCCCAGTAAGCGTCAGTCTGATCAGCTAAGCCGTCTTGGCTACCTGACAATCTTAGCTCGTGCGATGGGAAAAGAAGCTTGATCTCTGGTGCTGAGTTATCAGCAGGTAGACCAATACCAGAACCAGTTACAATTAGTTGACCACTTGCCAAACCAGCAGTCATAAACTGCTTAGCGCCCAATAGGAAAGCATTATTATCAAAGAAAGAATTGAAGTTTGTTGTGTTGCTAATTGTTGCATCTTTGTATTTTAGAGGACCATAGTAACCGAATGGTAGCAACTCTTCATTGAATTCATCTGCTGCCATCTCAACTCTAATGTATTTTGAGCTATTTGGGTAATCACCTCTTGTTTCCAATCTTCTTGTTGTTGCATTGAATTGGACATATGAATCGCCAATCTTTCTTGCAACATAGTCTAGAGAGTTGGCATCTAAGTTACAGTTGCTGAATCTCTCCAATACGATTGGAGCAGCGTCAGTATCGTTTGCTTGACGCACTAGAACATCAAATGTACCGTATTTGTTGAATTGATCTTGTGAGTAATTGATGTTGGCAATCGAAATCTTAATATTATTCTGAGCCCACTCAGCGTGATCTAAAGCATGGAACTTGAAAAGATCTGTTGTGCTAGCAGAGTAATCAAAGTTGCCGCTTGCACCCAAGTCCTGGCTAAATACAAAACCAGTGGCTGGGTTGTAACGTGTAGCACCATCCTCAAAAGGAATCTGTCTTGAACCGTGAGTAATTGTGCTGTTACCAGATCCAGAAACCATTGGTAAAATTAGACCTAAGTAATTTGAATCTAATTGGTATCCTGAACCAGATGCCTTGTTACCTGTACCAGTAACAACATTTCTTAACTCTTTCTGGTTGAATTCATTTACAAATGTCTCGCCCAACCAGTATCTTTCACGCTGTCCAGTTTTTGTAATTGCAGAATTTACAAGAACAGGGTTGGTATTGAATACGTTTCTAATGTAGTTCTTGTTGCTCTCATTTAGAGAGAATGAAACAGTTCTATTTGCGTAGCCCTCTCCAGTTGAACCTGTGATTCTTACTGTGAATACATCATTATCATCAGCGGCAATAAGTCTACCGATACCCTCACCGGGTTGTTCAGACACTGCGTCAGCGTTTGAAGTATCTTTACCAACTAGACCAACAACACCATCTTCAACGTACCAGACTGCGACTAATGAACCCGTGGCATGTGCTCGTGTTGTGCTTGTACCACTTAGTTTATTAGGAACAACAAACAATCCCCATGCAGAGCCTGTAGTGTTGCTTGTACTAAATTGGATTGGGTCGGCAATGGATGTATCATCAGTCAAAACACCAGTTAGTTTCCAACCAGCTTCACCGCCGGTTTCAGCGGCAGTATTCTGAGAGCCCAAAAGACGAACGTAGGTGCATGTTGAAGAGTTTCTCAACCAAGCCTGGGCAGCGTAAGCGCCGTAGGTTGGAGTCTGCTCGTTACCATTTCTCCAAACGTCAACTGACTTTCCACCTGGGACGGGTGTTCCGTACAACTGAACAAACTCAGCAAATGAGTCAACTGTAACAGGTCTCATTGCTGGACCGTATTTTGCTCTACCAATAAATAATGGACCAACGTCGGCTGGTTCATTTGGCAATTGTGTATTGTCAATTTCGTTTAGGAAAACACCGGGTGAAATAAACTTAAATTTTCTGGCACTCATAAATTATCTCCCAATTATGCTACAGTAAATAGTTTTCAAATAGGGCAAAGACTAGGGTCGATATCCATCATCTGAGAATTCATTAATATCGCCCAACATTACATGTTCTCTTGGGAATCGCACTTCAACGAAGTTTTCTTTTCTAGCAACCTGTGGACCTTTTTGATTTTGACCTGCACCCATGATGTATCCAATAACTTTAATTTTTATTGTTGCTTCATAAACCTTCTCATTGTTTGCCAAATTGCTTATGTTGCTTGTTACTCCATAGTTTGTTTCTAAGAACGCTTCATAACTGTGACCGCTATCACTAACCACAAACTGATTAATATTATTGTTAAAAGTTGCAAAAGGTCTTATCATGTCGTTTATTTGTTGTTGATACTCTGCCCTCAAGTTAATTTCATACATAAAATCATGATAAATTGGCAAAGGAACTGTTGCCATTTCATAAACAACTTTTTCATTTTTAAATTTAAAGTTATTTTGTTTGTATAATCTTAAACTTGTAGCATTTGAAAAGTTTTTTGTTTTTGATTGTTTTACTTTTTTAGCAATTGTTAGGGTGGTCCCATCTCCACTAGCAAACAATTTTGCTGGTATTGGTGACTCGTTTACGGCAGTCTTCTGTACTGTAGTTCTTTGTACCGAAATCATTGGAAATTTAAGGGACTCCGTTCCAAGCTCTCTCATCTCTCTATCGTCTTTAATTTGAAATGCTCTTTCCTGAGTTAACCAAATAATTGGAACTTTGCGCCAACCATCATTTCGAGTTGCAAATACATCCAATGTTTGATCTAACCATCCATAAATTGCCATATCGACAGTTTCAAAAGTTGATGGTTTTAAAGTATCATATTGCACTGGATATGCCGCTTTAAATAATTCATCTGCATTTTTGCATGGATAATACTGACCGCCCTCTGTATGCGTACCAACACATCCAAGATCCTCTGCCTTCTTTAAAGCATCACGATAATTGTTGAATTTATAATTTTCTTCAATATACTTTGGTAACATGTATTATTCCTATGGATTGAATTTCCCTTCTCTTGCTAAAATGCAAGTTGCACTAATCTCAAAACTTTTATCTGTCTGGTCAAAGAGTAATTTTGGCTCACTCAATTCAACAATCTCATAATCGAAATCACCGTAACGAACAAAGTCACCAACACGAACATAAAGATCCTGGTCCTCTGTCAAACGTCTCTTATGAAAATCAACTTTAATTTGTGGTCTTCTATCAACACCGTATTTTGTAAATTCAGTTTTAGTTCCCTGCCATGTTACACGACTGTATACTCTAACTGGTGGTAAATATGTTTTTTCTATTGCCTCACCATAAAGTGGGTGATAGTTTGAGTGTTCCCTAGAGATAGGAAAGTAAAGAATTTGTTGACCAACAACACGCTCAATAACCTCATCATTGATTTGTTTAACAAAGTCTGCTTCCTTTTGCCCCGTAAAAAGCGGTGGCGGCGGTGCATCGGGTCTTGTCCATTTATCATCTGCCATTCTTTATTATCCTACAAATAATGGAACTGGAACTTTACTTAATGTGTCCGCAGTTGTTTTAGTCATATTAGCGTCTTTTGTCAATAACTTCTCATAAGTCAATTCATCTAAGACTGTCTTAAGTTCCGTTCTTAAATCGCCCATCTCTTTAGATGCTTCACCTAAAAGAGCAGTAGCATTAAGTGTAACATTACCACCTGGAAGTGGAACAACGCCGCTCAACTTTCCTCTAATTTGTCCTAACATTTCTTTACAAAGTGCTAAAGCAAATCTACGGATCCATTGCTTACCAATTGAGTTAATTGATGAGTATGGAATATTCTGAAATGGTAGGTTGTTCATGTTGTTGACGCCACGGGAACCATTCTGACGATCTGGATATTCTTCAGTGGCATCCTTCTTTACAGTAAATCTAAAGTAAAAACGCTCTGGTGAAAGAGTTGAAGGAGTTGGGAACAATCTTAACTTGTTATTAATAATCTCATATGAATAATGAGATGTTCTTGTATAGATTGAATCCTCATACATCATTGCCTGAAGTTTATTCTGCCAAGTTGGGATAACTTCAAAAGTTGAATCGTCAGCATACTGTCCATAAGTGGAGAGGTTGCCTACCACATTTAAACCGCCATAATATGCAAAAAATCTCCACATAGATCTAGGTGTCTTATAATACATGTTGCGAATAATAATCTTATTATTGCCGACCGTATCACCACTGTCTAAAGTTAAGTCTCCACTTTCCACTGATGAACTTACAATCTGTTGTAAATCATAATCTTGCACACTTGCAGTTGGAACAAAAGATGCTGTGTAGTAAGTTAAACCACCACCAGCACCTGCTTCAGAAGCGATCCCCTCTGCAACTCTTCTTGTGTAATCAAACGTATATCTAGGAAGCGCCATTTCGCTGTTAGATCCACTTAAAGGATCGCCCTCGACAATCTGCCCGTCTTCATTAAAAGAGGCAGTTGTAGCGCCAAGTAGGTTGTTTAATGAGTTCTTTGCTTGATGGATGTTCACCAAATACGAGTATTCTAAAACAGCCTCTTCATAAGCAGCATAAACATTATACTGAGTTAATTCAATATCTAATACGTCACCACCCAATTTTTTATAAACAAAGCTAACCTGATCTGCTGCGCCTGAAGCGAAAGCTGCTGCATCTGGACCTTGCATATAAAATCCAAATGGTAATGGGTTGCTTGCCGCATTTACATTATCGGGTGTTCCTGTAATTGGCAAAATTACTTTGCTTGAATTACTTGACGGTGTTAAAACTGGTACAGACATTCATCTAATCTCCTACTATCTAAATAGTTTTATTAAAGAGAAACCCCCCACCCGCCGAAACGGATGAGGGGCAACTCTAACTACGCATTAGCAATTAGCCGACGAGATCGTGGCAGATTACTAGACCATACATGTCTGGACGAACCATCTTCTTAGCGTAGCGAGTCATTACACCCTTACGTGGTGCAAAGTCCTCGGTACCGAAGATTGTTGGTGTGACCTGTAGTGGGACGTATGGAGCGTAAACGTAGCCACTCTCTAGGAAGCTAGCACCCTTACGACCGACGAGCAATACATTGCGTGGGAAGTATGGGTCGACGTAGACGTCGAACTTCTTGGAGATTGAACCAACGTTGACGGCACCAGCGGTACCATTTGAGTCAACGCTTACAGCGGCACGGAAGCCAGCGGTGAACTCAAGTAGGTTAGCAACTTCTGGTGAGCAAACGATGAAGTTAGCGCCACCGCGAAGTGTCTTTCTGTGGATACGAGCAGAGACGTCGTTGACGGTCTCGATAAGAGTCTCGTACCACTCAGAAACGGTACCAGTAAACTCTGGGTAACCGGTTGAAGCAGTAGCTGTCTCTAGGGCAGCACCTGTCTCGCGGTTTAGGAATTTACCTGGCTGACGTGACCAGTGTAGTGTGCCAGCAGTGGCTCTCTTGATAAGGTCTTCTAGGATCTCACGATCAATTTCTAGAGCGACCTGCTCAGAAAGAATACCAGTTAACTCTACCTCGGCGTCGAGGTTGTGGTAAGCGTTTAGGTCTTGACCTAACTCTGGTGACCACTTAGCACGGAGTTTCTTGGTTACTGCTGTTACGGCAACGCTGTCTACCTTGATGTCAATCTCTGGGATTGCGCCAAGATCATCACCGAAGTTACCGCTAACAGTTGTTACGTCGGACTCTAGGAGCCAACTTGTTGTACCAGCGACTGAACCGGGGCGACCGAGACCAGTAGCAAAGTTATCAGCAGTAGCAAACTGTAGGTAATTTATTGCAGTGTTTGAAAGAGCAACAGCACGCTCCATTGGAACGTTAGCAGTGGCATCAACATTCATGGTAGCAGTGTGAGTTGTTACCAAGTATGCTGTGGCACGAGCGGCGTCGTCTGCTGTATAACCAGTTAGACGACGTGCCTGACGAGTACCACCGTTGGAGTCGTCTGGTGCTACGGGATCACCCTCACCAACCTGTAGGGCAACTGAGATTAGGTTATCTTTATTTAGTTGAGCAAGTTGAGTATTAACAGCAACTTCACGGATAATAATACCTGAACCGGATGCAAGATCTGGGTCGTATTTAAGAATCTCTTTTACCTTTGCTAGTGATAGACTGTCGTTGGCACCATTGGAATCGAAGAAGCGGAACTCACCACTTGCGTCAATTGCACCAGAAGCAACGATTGGACTCTGTACAGCAGCATCCCAGGCACCACCAGAAACTGGTGAAGAGTAACCGTTGTTTAGACTGTAGAATGATGACTCAAGACCAGCACCAGTGAGATCAACACCACCAGTGATTGCCTGACCAACACGCTGACCACCATAAACAGAGTCACCTGCTTGGTCGCCAAGACGACCGTTTGTCTTGGTGAAATCCAAGAAGAAGATGAGACCACTTGGTAGACTCATTGGTTGAACACTAACGAGATCGTTAGCGAGTAGACCACCGAATACACGACGGACGATTGGGAATGCGACGGCGGCGAAACCCTCGACATCACCCTGTGCCATTGAGGAAGCCTCACGTAGAAGTTCCTTGGCTTGGTTCTCTAAGAGACGGGACATGTTGTCCTTAATTCTATCATCACCGAGACCCTCAAGTAGACCTGTTTTTTCCCATTTGGAAACTAGGGCAGCGCCTTCTTGACGGAGGTCACGAGCAACGATGTTTTCTGTT